CAAGGGATCGCAGCGGACATAAAAATAACAAACGCTGCTGATCGCCTTAAGTTTGTCAACCTCGCTCTTAAACTAGGGTTTACTGGTGTAGGTGTTGCTTCTGACTTTGTTCATGTGGACACCCGTGGTACTACTCCTGTGATGTGGGTCTACTGATGCTGTATACAAAAAACAAGAACCTAACGGACACCAGTACGCAAGAGATTGTTACTATTCCTGCTGGGTACGTAGCACACTGGAGCATGGCTTTTGTTGCTAACCTTCACAACTCAACGAACAGTATCACGTTGTTTGTAGACAAGCCTAGCCCAACAGCGGACGTTTATATTTACAACGGTACTAACATATCGTCTAAAGAAAACCTTTTGATTGACGGTAATGCGGTGTTTGTACTACAACCGGGAGACATTATTAAGGCGTCTACAAGTGGTTCAGGAAATGTAGAGGTAGTAGTTACCTTTGACTTATTAGAAGCACCGACGGTATTTAATAACTTCAATGGGTCTTAACAGTTAACTATGTTTGTTATTATAGGTGCTGACTGGTGTATGGGCTGTAAGGCCTTAAGAAAAAAACTAATGGAAAAAGATATTGACCACCGTTATGTCCAAATACCACCGGGGCCTACAGGGTGGGACATGGTAGAGTCCTTAACAGGACGTAGAGCAGTACCTGCAGTACTACATAAGTTTGATAATTTAAATAAAGTTAACGAGTTGTTAAACGACATCGACTTACCCACAAAAGAATTAACTGAAGACGAGTTGGACGAACTTGACTGATCTTAATATAGAACTACTGCCTTGGCAGCAAGACGTTTGGGCAGACGACACTAGATTTAAAATAGTTGCAGCAGGACGACGTACAGGTAAGTCCAGACTAGCTGCGTGGATGTTAATAGTAAACGCACTACAGGCAGACAGAGGCCATGTATTTTACGTCGCACCTACTCAGGGACAAGCCAGAGACATTATGTGGCAAACGCTCATGGAACTGGGACACCCTGTTATTGCTGGTAGTCATATTAATAATCTGCAAATCAAGTTGGTCAACGGAGCAACCATTAGTCTCAAAGGTGCTGACAGACCAGAGACAATGCGAGGTGTTAGCCTTAAGTTCTTGGTAATGGACGAATACGCCGACATGAAGCCAGAGGTATTTGAGCAGATCCTGAGACCTGCTTTGGCTGACCAAAAGGGCTGTGCGATGTTCATTGGAACACCAATGGGCCGTAACCACTTTTATGAATTGTACAAATATGCGGAGTTAGATGATGACCCTACGTACAAAGCTTGGCACTTTACGTCTTACGATAACCCTATCTTGGACCCGGACGAAATCAATATTGCTAAAAGGTCTATGTCTTCTTATGCGTTCCGTCAAGAGTTTATGGCGTCGTTTGAAGCTCGTGGGTCAGAAATGTTTAAGGAAGACTGGGTTAAGTTCAGCGAAGACGAACCAGAAGTAGGAGATTACTACATTGCAGTTGACTTGGCTGGTTTTGAAGAAGTCAACAAGAAACGAACAAAGAATAGCAAACTTGATGAAACAGCCATTGCTGTCGTCAAAGTTAGTGAGCATGGTTGGTTTGTTGATAATATTATCTACGGACGCTGGAGCCTTAACGAAACGGCAACCAAAATATTTCAGGCCGTTAGAGACTATCGTCCCGTATCAGTTGGTATCGAAAGAGGTATTGCTAAACAAGCTGTAATGTCCCCTCTTACGGACCTACAAAAGAAGTACGGTACGTTCTTTAGAGTAGAAGAGTTAACACACGGTAACAGAAAGAAAACTGACAGGGTTATGTGGGCGTTACAGGGCAGGTTTGAAAACGGCTACATTACATTAAACAAAGGGGAGTGGAATAGTAGATTCTTAGACCAACTGTTTCAGTTCCCTGATCCATTAACCCATGACGACTTGATTGACGCCTTGGCGTACATCGACCAGTTAGCTAATGTGGCTTACGACTACGATTATGAAATCGAAAACCACGAAATCTTAGACGTAGTAGCGGGATACTAATATGACTGATTTATATGAACAAGACCCACTGATGATTGAAGAAACGATTGAAGACTGGGTCATAACTAAGTGCGAGGACTGGAGAGATTACTACGAAAGCAATTATGAAGCAAGATTTGAAGAATATTATAGACTCTGGCGTGGTATATGGGATCCTGCTGACAGTGACCGTAAGTCTGAGCGCTCCCGTATTATTTCTCCTGCATTACAACAGGCTGTTGAGTCCAATGTAGCGGAACTAGAGGAAGCGACGTTTGGTCGTGGAAAGTGGTTTGACGTTAGTGACAACATGGGTGACACACAACCCCAAGACGTACAGTTCCTACGTAACAAGCTTACGGAAGACTTTGAAGACTGTATGGTACGTAAGGCTGTAGCAGAGTGCTTGATTAACTCTGCAGTCTTTGGTACAGGCGTTGGTGAAATAATCATTGAAGAAATGAAGGAGATGGCCCCTGCAACCCAACCTATTATGGGTGGTGACTTACAAGCTGTCGGTGTAAACATTACTGAACGTGTCAAAGTAAAACTTAAGCCTGTACTGCCTCAGAACTTCTTAATTGACCCTGTAGCTACGTCCGTAGATGACGCTCTAGGCGTGGCTATAGACGAGTTTGTTAGTCGTCACCAAGTAGAGCTTCTACAGGAGCAAGGTGTTTACCGTGACGTGTACGTAGGTTCTGCTGCACCAGATACGGACCTTGAGCCTGACCAAGACATTACAATCTACAACGACGACAAGGTTAGACTGACTAAGTACTATGGTTTAGTGCCACGAGAGCTTCTAGATTCCGCTATGCGGGACGAAGACGAAGAAGAGGTACTAGAGCAAGAGTCTGAGTCAAAGTACGTAGAGGCCGTTGTAGTGGTCGCTAACGGCGGTATACTACTTAAGGCTGAAGCTAACCCCTACATGATGCAGGACCGTCCTGTAGTAGCGTTCCCTTGGGACGTAGTACCCGGACGCTTCTGGGGTCGTGGCGTGTGTGAAAAAGGTTACAACAGTCAGAAAGCACTCGACACCGAACTACGTGCTCGTATTGATGCGTTAAGCCTTACGATACACCCAATGCTTGCCATTGACGCTACACGCTTACCACGAGGCGCTAAACCAGAGGTACGCCCCGGTAAGATGATACTGACTAACGGAGACCCTCGTGAAGTTTTACAGCCTTTCAACTTTGGTCAAGTGGGTCAAATTACTTTTGCTCAGGCCGGAGCCTTGCAGCAAATGGTACAGCAAGCAACAGGAGCCGTTGACTCAGCAGGAATTGCAGGTCAGGTTAATGGCGAGAGTACTGCCGCTGGCATTAGTATGTCTCTTGGCGCTATTATTAAACGTCATAAACGCACACTAATTAACTTCCAACAATCTTTCTTGATTCCTTTTGTTAAGAAAGCAGCTTATAGGTACATGCAGTTTGACCCCGAAAATTACCCCGTTGCTGATTATAAATTTAACGCTAGTAGTACTTTGGGTATTATTGCAAGAGAGTACGAAGTAACCCAGCTTGTGCAATTGTTACAAACTATGGGCAAGGAGTCACCCCTGTACAACACATTGATACAGTCGGTGGTTGACAACATGAACTTGTCTAACCGTGAAGAACTAGTAGCGGCTCTAAATCAAGCGTCTCAGCCTAACCCACAGCAGCAACAAATGGCTCAGGCAGCACAGCAAGCGCAAGTACAATTCCAACAGTCACAGTCAGCGTTGTTAGCGTCTCAGGCTCAGGAATCACAAGCTAGAGCAACTAAACTTTCTGCAGAAGCCCAAGCAGTGCCGCAGGAGCTTGAGATTGATCGTATTAACGCCATTACCCGTAACTTACGTGAAGGCGATGCAGAAGACAAAGAGTTTGAGCGTCGTATGAAGATTGCTGATACTCTCCTTAAAAACAAGCAAATAGAAGGTAAAACTAATGTTGACCGACCACGAACTGAAAGCCCTACTCCAGCGAGTCAACCGGGAGTTCCAAGGGACGTTCCAGCGCCTCAAAGACCTAGAGGACCAACTGGCCCGACTGGAAACCAAGGTGGAGGAGTTGTCTAATGTCAAAGAAAGCAGACCCAAGACTAGCACGGGCGGGAGTAAGCGGGTACAACAAGCCAAAGCGAACGCCTAGTCACGCTACTAAGAAGTTTGTAGTAGTTGCCAAGGAAGGTGACACAGTTAAAACCATACGTTTTGGCGATCAAAACATGAGCATTAAGAAAGAC